CTCAGAGCAGGAGTGACCTCAAAGGCAGGATGAAGGACAGATGTAGACACGAAAAAACCCCGTCAGGAAAACCGGACGGGGCCGCGTACTGTTTTGCTCCCCGTCTGACGGAGAGATTATCGACTAATCAAATATGATGATAGTCGTCTTTATCTGTATTCTGGAAAAATCATCAAATTAGATTAGACCCTTTGGACATCTTCAGGCGGTGCAAAGAGTTCGCGGATATCAACATCGAGGATTTTGGCAACCTCCTCGATCATTTCTATGGACGTGCCGTGAGCTCCCTTCAACGTCCGCGAGAGGTTTTGGGGGTGGACCCCCAGAGCTTCGGCCAGATCCTTTTGCGTCCATCCATACTTGCTCAGGAGTCGTTTCGTATTTTGAGCGAAAAGAGTCATGGCCGCAGAGTTTGGCATTGCAAGTCCCTCTCGTCAAGATAATCGTATATGATTATTCACGTTGACCCGTTTTAGGGGTCAAAATGAAAACCCCGCGACCGCGACTCTCGCAATCGCGGGGTTCTGAATTTGGCGGGGGCCGGATTTGAACCGACGACCTCGAGGTTATGAGCCTCGCGATAGGGTGGGGGGGGAATGACCCCAAGGGAAACGTGTTACACTACTCAAATCCTGTTTCATATTAAGATTGTGAAGGATCGGTTATCGGGGATGGAGTCGAGCTAGAGCTGAGGAAGTAAGCTCCATGACTCTTACTGAATTGTCAGGCCAGTATCGAGCAGACCGGCAACTCCGGACGAAGACCTTTGTCTACTCTGCGAATCGCTTTAGGCGGGTTCTCGGGGTTGATCTGAACGTCTTGCGAATCTCAGACGAGACAATCCTCCGATTCAGGAAGCTCTCAGGCGAGATAATGGCTCCCGAGACCGTAGAGAATACAATCACTGATGTTCTCACCTTGGTCCGGTATGCAACGGGAGCTGATCTGAAGAGAGGACAAAGACTGCGGAGGAAGAGACCACACCCCAACCCACCCCCGGTTGATAATTTGTCCGCAGCTCATGAGGTCGCCCCGCTTTGGCTCAAGCAGTATCTTGAGATTGCCTACTGGACAGGACTCCGTCCGAGTGACGCGATCGACCTCCAGCGAGAGATCCCGTCTGGGGGGCTACAGAAGGAGATCCGCTGGGTTGCCAGCAAGACAGGGATTCCGCACGTTTTCCCCCCAGCTACCTTCCGAATGACAGAAGCTCCGGAATTGCCATATACGGGATCACAAAACGACATCAAGAGGCTAAGAGCAGCGATCGACCTAACCTGCGAGGAAGCAAAGATATCGAGATTCACGCCCAAGAAGATCCGTCAGGCTGCTGTTACGGAATGGTCAAAAGCAAATGGGCAGGCCGGAGCAATTCTTCATGGATCCGGCCTCGGGATTTTGTCACACTATGTGGACCCCTTAGGGGTCTTGCAGTCCGCAGCTCGACGAGTGAGGATTCCGGAGTCTTTCCAAAGGCACCCGGGGGAGTCGAGTCCAGATGAAATTCCTAATCTCATCTCCCGACTGGATCCAGAAGCCCGCGCTCTGGTCCTCGCAACCGCTCAGAGACTGGCGACCTAAAAAAGCGCCGGATAATTGCGCCGGACCCGGCGCCTTTTCCAGGGAGGCCAGAAGAGCAGCAAATTCATTGACAGATTGAGCTTCAGAGGGACTTGAGAGGCCCAATTGCGCCGGATTCAAATTGCGCCGGATTGCAATCCGGCGCAATTTTGGGGAGAGTCGACATAAGCCCCAGAGGGGGAAGACTTTGCGCGGAGAAAAAAAAGCGCCGGCAAAAACGCGCCGTTATATAGTAATCCGGCGCGTTTTTGTTTTCGTTGGTCCGAAGGGCATCTCCTGAGAAGGAGTCCTCCGGAGGGGCGACTTTAACGGGCTCTCGCCCCGTTAAAGGTCGCCAGTCCTCCCCTGCGGTCCGGACCTCTCCGTCCTCCTTCTCAGTAGACAGAGCCCGAAGGTGTTCAAATGTATAGTGTTCATCCGTATACTACTTTTTGAGGGTCCCCATGAGTCAGAGAACAGCCAGCCGAAAATGCAAACATTGTGGAGAACGAAGAATGGCAGTGATGCAGACACCGAATCACATTCTCCATCTACTGCTCTCAATCGTCACTGCTGGGATCTGGCTGATCCCCTGGATTCTGATGATCTTCGTTCCGCGATCGTTCCGGTGCTCCGTCTGCGGGAGTCGCTGCTGATGGGGAGCTGGATCAGGCGGGAAGATCTCATTCTCGGATTGATCCTCCTTGGTCTATATCTTCTCTGGGTCTTCTGGTAGGATTCCAGCCTCGGATGACTCTCGCTCAGGAAGGCGATCCTCTTTGGAATCCCTTCCTGTGAAAAGCCGGTCAACCTGGACGCTCAAAGAGGGACAGACCCTCCGCATTGGTCGAGAGACGCTGAAGATCATTTCCAGCGGACCCCGTGAAGTCGTGACGGGGGAAGTCTCAACCCCTTATGAAGATACGCAACCCCCGAATCAGGCCCAAAGGAGGAAAGTCCTTCTTGGGGGTTCTTATGAAGTCATCGGCGGAGCCCAAGTGACAGCATCTCCAACCAGGAGGGGGAGAGCAGAGGTCCGAATCACCATCGAGCAGATCCTCGAGGTCCATCCGGTCTGATCTTGACATCTGGCCTCAGATCACTACCGTTTAACCATCATCGCTGCCAAAAAGGCCCCAAAAGCCCGGCAGGAATCTCCGTCCGCTCTCATGCGTCCGGGCTTCCTGCCGGGCTTTTCTGATGGGTCTCTCCATGACAGACACTGAGCTGAAGGCCTCGATCGTCCGATCTCTCAATTCCCGGATCGATCTCTTCGGGGATCTGGTCACTGAGGAGATGGAGACTTCCTTCCTCTTTGACCCGTTGGCAGAGGTCATCGCGCCGCGGGTCCCCTATTTTCTCCGCCCCATTCTTGCTGATGCAGAAGATGGGCTCGACGATGAGGAATTCAAGAAGCACTCCGAGACCCTGGAAGCGAAAGTCCTCGAAGGGATCAAGACAGAGGTCCGAGGATACGCATGGGCTCTGATGTCGGATCGACTGACGAAGATCGCGGAGGTTGCTGCCAGGATTATCATGGGATTCGCCCGCAAAGGGGCCTCCTTTGGATTGGAGGACTGATGGGTCCCGCCTTGCCCTATGTTCTCATCGGAGGAGGTCTCCTTCTTCTGCTTGGGCCGACTCTCCTGCAGATTGGAGGGGTCTTCCTGGGTCGGGTCTTCTATCGCCCTGACTCAGGACTCAATCAGGAGTCGAGTGATATCCCAGCCCCTGCCGGGTTCGTCGAGCATCTGCAACGGATCCGGTCTGAGTCAGAATCAGCCACTCCGGAGCAGCGAGAGGAATACTATTTCCTGGCATTGACTCAGGCCCAGACCCTGAGAAGAGAAAACCGGAGGTTGAACGAGGGACAGCTCCCCTCTCCTGACCCCGGGGAGGGATCATGAGACTCCTCGGATCCTTCAGCATGATCCTTGGGGGGCTGCTGCTTCTCTGGCCGGGCTTCCAGCCGGACCCAGACCCGCAGCCTCAGCCAGATATTGTCTCCGAGGCTTTCGACAAATACGAGCAGCTCTGGCGAGACGCGAGAGCGAAAACAGCGGAAGCCCTCGAGACGGGAGCTCTTTCAGGGGCTCAGGAGACTCGAGACTATGAGGCGGAAGCCAATCAGGCAGCTCGAGAGGCCTCAATGCTGCCTCTCGCAGAGCATGAGGCGAGCTCCTATGAGAACTGGGATCCCGCAGCCCATGCCCGACTTCTGAGGGAGTATCAATGAGCGAATTCCTTTGGAATGAAGAAGCAGAAGATCGACTCTTCTTTACCAGTCTTCAGGAGCTTCCCGAATCGTTCCGGTCATTCAGCCGACCGGCAGAAGTTCCGATTGACTGGCATCAGACCGAGAATCAGGGGCAGATCGGATCTTGCACCGGGAATGGGATGGCTTCGGTCCTGGAGCGACTTGCCTTCGTCCGAGGGGTCAAGGTTCAGCTTTCGCGGATCTTCGCATTCCTTGGGACTCAGAAGCTCGACGGATCTCTGGGGAATTCCCGAGTGGGATCGACGGTCTCTCGAGCCTGCAAATTGGCGATTGAGGTCGGATGCCCCCCAGAGGAGCTCACCGGCTATCCGCGATCCTATCCGGGACGAGGAGACATCGCTCGGATTCTGTCAGCGGACAACTACGCCGCGGGAGAACCTTATCGAGCTTCCTCGAGATGGAGAGTCTCGAGGGATGACCACGACGAGACGCTGAATTTCCTAGGAGGTGGAGGCGGGATTCTCTTCGGGATCGCCTGGCGATCCGGGATGATTCCCCGTGATCGAATCGTCCGCAAATTCCGTCCGGGAAATTCCAGCTCAGGTCATGCAATGTGTGTCCTCGGATATGACAGGAATGGCAATCCACTCGCTGCCAATTCCCACAACGACGGACCATACACGATCACGGTCGAAGCCTGGCAGGAGATGCTGAGACATCGACGGACGTCTGCAGTCGGTCTCCTTGGAAATCCCAAAGCAGAGCCAATCGACTGGATCCAGAATTCCCCCCACTTTGCTTGATGGAGAAAGCTAGATGAAGATTTCACAACGACTGCAGGGGCTCGCTCTTCTGCTGCTCACAATCGCAGGTTTCACTCTTGCGATTCAGTCCCACTTACCAGAGACGGTGCAAGCCCAACCAAATCCAAGAGCCCTCCCCTCGATGGATCAAGTCCGGTCTGACTTCGATGCGACATTGACGGAGCTTCTCGAGACTGCTCAGGCTGCGGAGAGCAATTCCGGAGAGGTCCAGGAGGTTGTCTTTGATATCCAGTCCACTCTCGCAGATCATTCAGACACTCTGGGAAGAATTCTGGCTGCGATTGAGGAGTCTCCAGAGCCCTTGATCATTGAACCTCCTGAAGAGCCTGCCCCCGGAGCGAACATCGTTGACGAGAGAGACAATCTCGCAGTGGAGGAGCCAATGGGAAACATCCCAGAGAGCTCCATCGCAGGTCGAGCGATTCTGTCCAGGTACCGCGGGCAACCGTGGTACTACAAGAACAGTCGAGGCCAGTCCTCAAAGGCTTTGCTCATCGGTCATCTCGTCCAGCACGGCATGGGCGAAGAGGGACTTTCGTCTTTCACTTGGTCAGAGCTGCGGAAGATCCACGGGGCTTTGCACACTGAGGAAGAATCTCAACGGCAGTACGCATCAAGGTCGATGATCAATCGTCCCAAGTCTCCGCGAGTCGTCTCGAGGTCGTCTCCGCCTGTCGTTCGATATTCGACTCCACAGATTCAGTATCAGAGCAATTGTCCTGGGGGACGATGTCCGACCGTCCGTCGGTATTCCAGGTGATCCTGAAATCGATCCAACTCGATCCCGAATGGGGGAAGACTCTTGAGAAAGTCTCAGGTCTCCTCAATGGAGATCAGACCTCGATCGGTCCGGCAGATGTTGGACTCCCAGAGGGAATTCATTTTGAGGGACGGCGAGAAGACGATCACTTCTTTCTCGAGTGGTCCCCACCGATTGAAGCAGACATCTACGGACCCCTTGACCCAGACCTCTTTCGAGCCCGAGTGTATCGAGACCGGATTCTCATCGACCTCCGATTGACAAGCCTCGAGATCAAATTTTGAACCCCTCCGAATTCTCAGCAGAAACTGCAGGCCAGATCCTCAAGGAGAATGCTCCTTTAGCGATGCAGGTCGACGCTGCGATCTGGGATTCCCGGATCCCAGATTCCTACTCGGAGGAGGCGGGACAGTGGGCTGCATATCTTCACGCGCAGGGATGGATCGAGGACGCAAAGGACCGGACCGCTCTGGCCTATGGATCTGACCTCTGGAGATCTCAGAAGCAGATCGTCCGAGATGAAAGTCGAGAAGCGATCGGACTTTTGTCCGAGGCGGAGCTGGTCCCTCGAGGGGTCCTCGGATGGTTCATCATTCGATGGATCGTCCTCCCCTTCCTGAGTCGTCTCCTGGTCAATCTGTTATTTGATGAGGGAGAAGGAGAATGAAGATCCCGGAACCCATCGGATATGTTGCCTATTCCCTTCTTGGGCTGCTCCTTCTGCTCTTCCTGTCCTCCGTCTTCCAGGATTCTGGAGAGCCCATTCTTCCGGCCTGCAACCATTGCCATCAATTCGGAATGATCCAGGAGCCCGGAGGTCTCTACTTCTACCGATGCCCTCACTGTATTGGGCAAGAGTGGAATCTGGAGGATCACTCAAAGGATCTGAGACCTGAGAGCATGATGGGGACGCTCGATGTTCAATAAGACTTGTTCCTTTCTTCTGCTGCTTTCTTTCCTTGGATGCTCTCCATCTCCGGAACCTTTCACCATGAGTGAAGTCCTCACACCAAACAGCGGACCAAGCTACGCCAACATTGTGACCGAAGGCGACCTCACGGACATTGTCTGGCGGGCTACAGACGACAATACGAATCGGACCTTTGGTTGCACCTCTCCTGTCTCGAATTACAGCGACATCACGTCTCTCCAGCTCGACATGAAGGCGAGAATCGACACCGACCCCCTAGATGTTGACTTCAAGGTACGGATCGATGGAGGGGCTTGGACGGCTGTTGACACTGTGACTGTATCCGCATCGTCGTTTACATCCTATCAAGCCAGTTGGGCAGGTTCATTCGGCGCCGCGACAACTTCCAGTACGTTCGAATTCAACATAGCGGTTGGGTCGATCAATGGGGCTCAAGCTGACTTCGACATTGATTGGATGCGCCTCACAATCGATGGGACTCTTGCTGGGGGAGGATTCAATCCCGCCTGGGCAGCGAACGCGAACGGAATTTATATCCCAGGAATGGTACAATGAGAAAAAATGTCTCAGGTCAAATTGTCGGCTTCTTCATGTTGGATTCTTCGGATGGGGAGACCGGGATTACGACCGGTACACCGACCGTCTACATTACGAAGGATGGTGGGACTCAAGCGACGGGGGCTGGGACTGCTACGCATGAGGGGAACGGGCAATGGACCTACGCTCCCACCCAAGCAGAGACCAACGCGGATCACGTCGTTTTCTCGATGAAACTCACCGGAGCAATTACTCAGACTCTGAATGTCTATCCAGGGACAATTGCCAGCCTCTCAACTCAGGCCTCTGTCGACGTGATCGACGCCAATGTTGATTCGATCCTGGTTGATACTGCAGAGATTGGAGCAGCAGGGGCTGGGCTCACTGCTCTGGCGACTCAGGCCTCAGTCGACGTGATCGACGCCAATGTCGACTCAATCCTGGTTGATACCGCAGAGATTGGGGCAGCAGGGGCCGGGCTCACTGCTCTGGCGACTCAGGCCTCTGTCGACGTGATCGACGCCAATGTCGACTCGATCCTGGTTGATACTGCAGAGATTGGAGCAGCAGGGGCTGGGCTCACTGCTCTGGCGACTCAGGCCTCAGTCGACGTGATCGACGCCAATGTCGACTCGATCCTGGTTGATACTGCAGAGATTGGAGCAGCTGGGGCTGGGCTCACTGCTCTGGCGACTCAGGCCTCAGTCAATGTCATCGACGCCAATGTCGACTCGATCCTGGTTGATACTGCAGAGATTGGAGCAGCAGGGGCCGGGCTCACTGCTCTGGCGACTCAGGCCTCAGTCGATGTCATTGGATCCAATGTCACCGACATCCTGACCGATACTGCAGAGATTGGAGCAGCCGGGGCCGGGCTCACTGCTCTGGCGACTCAGGCCTCAGTTGATTCCATCCTGGAAGACACCGGGACAACGATCCCCGCAACCCTGGCAACTCTGGCGACTCAGACTTCCCTTGACCTCAAAGCCTCTCAGGCATCAGTCAACGTGATTGGTGGGATTGTCGACAGTATCTTGGTTGATACGGGGACTTCCCTCCCCGTGCAGATCGACGCGCTCAATGATCTAACCCAGCAACAGGTCCGGGACGCGATGAAGCTCGCACCATCTGCGGGATCTCCGGACGCAAGCTCTGTCGATGATCATCTCGATGACATCATATCGGCGGGGGGAGGAGGTCTGACTCCTCAGCAGGTCCGGGACGCGATGAAGCTCGCTCCCTCTGCGGGGGCTGCTGCGACTGATTCCATCGACGAGCATCTGGCGACGATCGAGGCTGATACTCCCTCGAATGTCTGGGGCAATGGGACCCGGACTCTCTCCGCAGACCTCGCAGTCTCAACAGCGAACAAAGAAGCAATCGCTGCGGAAGTCCGGACCAATCTCACAACAGAGCTCGGACGGATTGACGCTGCGATCTCCTCGAGGTCGACTGTCACGACTGCAGAAGTCCTGACTCAGGCCTCTGCTGCTTTGACAGCTTACGATCCCCCAACGAATGCGGAGATGGAGGCCAGGACTCTGGCGACAGCGAGCTATGCGACTTCTGCGAATCAGACAACGATCCTGAACCGAATTGGAGCTTTCACCGGATCTGGAGTGAATTCGATCCTCGGATTCTTCCGAGCTGTTCTCCGGTCTGATGCCTCAACTCCTTCGGATATTGGAGGGACTTTCGATCCTGCTCAGGAATCCCTCGAAGCTTTGCGGGCTCGAGGAGATGCAGCCTGGACTCCGGGAGGGACTGCTCTCACTGCTCAACAGGTCAGAGACGCGATGAAGCTCGCTCCTTCTGCTGGATCTCCAGCTTCGGGATCAATCGACCTCCATCTCGACGTGATCGAGGCGGATACAAACGAGCTCCAGACGGACGACGTCCCGACCACTCTGGCCACTCTGGCGACTCAGGCTTCCCTGACTTCTGCGATCGCGAAGGTCGACGTCATCGACGCCAATGTCGACTCGATTCTGGTGGATACTGACGAGCTCCAGCAGACCATCACCAATGGAGGCCGGACGGACAATCTCATCGATTCGATCATCTCGAAGGTCGACGTCGTCGACGCCAATGTCGACTCGATTCTGGCCGATACCAATGAGCTCCAGACGGACGACGTTCCGGGGCTCATCGCAGCTCTGACAATTCCATCAATCGCTCAGATCACTTCTGCGATCACTGGGAATGTCCCGAGCGCTTCCGCGATCGCGACTGCAGTCGAGGCCGCGATCATCAATGAAGGGGACGGTCAACAAGTGGTCGACGCGATCGTTCAGGCGATCAATTCAGATCTCGACGTCAACGCGATTGAACTCGCAGCGATCGCTTCCGCGGTCCGGACCAATCTCGCAACAGAGCTCGGACGGATTGACGCTGCGATCTCGACCCGTTCCAGCTTATCAACTTCAGATGTTCTCACTCAAGCCTCTGCCGCTTTGACAGCTTACGATCCCCCAACGAATGCGGAGATGGAGGCCAGGACTCTGGCGACAGCAAGCTACGCAACGGCAGCGAATCAGACAACGATACTCAACCGGATCGGGGCCTTCACTGGCTCGGGAGTCAATTCGATCCTCGGATTCTTCCGCTCTGTCTTCCGGTCTGATTCCTCAACTCCTTCGGATATTGGAGGGACTTTCGATCCTGCTCAGGAATCCCTCGAAGCTTTGCGGGCTCGAGGAGATGCAGCCTGGACAGGATCTGGAGGAGGGGGCGGGGGAGACGCGACAGAAGCGAAACAGGATACAATCATCGCAGCGATTGGGGCTCAGAATGATCTCAGCCCTCAGCAGGTCGCAGACGCTCTCAAGCTCGCTCCCTCTGCGGGAGCTCCCGCCTCTGGATCGATCGCTCAGGAAGTCGATGAGCTTCGAGGAAAGGTCGAGGCTGTTGATTCCATTGTCGACGACATCCTGGTCGATACTGGGACGACGATCCCCGATCAGATCTCTGGCCTCTCCATCCCGACGACTTCCGCGATCGCGACTGCCGTCTGGGCTGCTGCGACTCGGACAATCACGGACAAGACTGGATTCGCCCTGACTTCCGGGGAACGGTCTGCGATTGCGACTGCTGTTGAGACTGCTCTCCTCAATGAGGCTGATGGATCTGCAGTGATTGGGGCGATTGTCTCCGCGATCAATACGAGCCTCGACCTCCCGGCAGCAGAGCTCACCGCGATCGCTGCTGCGGTCCGGACCAATCTCACAACAGAGCTCGGACGGATTGACGCTGCGATCTCCTCGAGGTCGACCGTCACAACAGGGGAAGTCCGGACCGAGGTTGACGCTTCAGTCGCAACTCTCAACGATCCAACCGCGGCAGATATCTGGAGCTATGCTGCCAGGACACTGACAGACAAGACGGGATTCGCTTTGTCTGTCAGTGAAAGATCCTCGATCGCAACAGCAATCGAGACCGCTCTCCTCAATGAGGGAGACGGGAACGCAGTGATTGGGGCGATTGTCTCTGCGATCAATACGAGCCTCGACCTCCCAGCAGCAGAGCTCACCGCGATCGGAGCTGCGGTCCGGACCAATCTCGCGACGGAGCTTGCTCGGATCGATGTCGCGACATCGACTCGACTCGCGTCCTCCTCCTATGCTTCTGGGGGAGATGCAACCGCAGCCAATCAGACGGACATTGAGGCCAAAATCGACGCGATCACGACTGCTCTCGCGACAGCGACAGCATTGATCCAGAGCCCAGGATCTGTCCATCTCCCTCCCCCAATTATCGTCGATGGAGAGATCTCCCTGAGGCAGGGAGACTCCTACGTCTCTGGATCCCGGAGGATTCCGATTGTCCTCTCTGATGTTGGGCAGGTCCTCTACAACCGACTTCAGGCGGATCCTGCCCCAACCGTTGTCTGGGGAGCGGGATCCCATAACCTCCGAGGGGAGATCCTGGGGACTGTCGTTCCTGGAGATTCCACCTGGGATGCTGAGGAGAACGAGACAACGATCTACGTCAAAGTGACAGCGGACTATTCGGAAGAAGGGATCCCGGGGATTGAGTATTCCTGGGACCTGCAGATCACGGAGAACAGTGAGATCGAAACTCTCGCAACAGGGACTCTGAGCTTCACCCAGGATCGGGTCAAATGAGCAATGATGACAATCCCAGGAAGATCAAGCGGAAGAAGTCACTTCCTCAGAACCTCAAGCTTCTTCTCAAGCTTTGGCCGACTCACTCCACTTTCGATGAAGTCTCGGAAGCAATGGAGGTCGATCGGAATCGTCTGCGGGCTCAGCATCGCCTTTGGTATGATTCTGACGACAACTACCGGGCCAAATTCGACGAAGTCGAAGAGGCTGCTTTTGAGCGAACCCTCAGAGCAATCCGGAAGCGGGGGATTGAGGGAGTTGTCCGGAAGAAATTCCACCGGGGAGACCCGCTCCTCGACCCTGAGACAGGGGAGCAATACGAGGAGAGGGAATTCTCAGACTCCCTCCTTCTGGCCTATGCAAAGCTTCAGAGGCCAGACGCATTCAAAGAGCAGCAAGATCTCCGAGTCGAACATTCTGGCGGGGCCAGTCTTCAGGTCATCATGGAAGAAATTCACTCCGATCCAGACTATGTCGAATTTATCCGCCAAAGAACTCTCGGAAAGGCTGCTGACCCCAGCGATTCTCGCGACCCACTACAGTCGGAATCGATGGAAGCCAGCGAATCATCTGGTCCAACTGGACAGGCAGATCGTCCGAGCGATTAACGGGGGCGGTCCTAGGATCGTCATCGTCGAAGCCCCTCCTCGACATGGGAAGTCTGAATTCTTGTCAAAGTGGGTCCCTTCCTACTTCCTGAATCGCTTTCCGAATCGAAGGGTCGGAGTTGTTTCCTATGAGGCTGGCTTCGCGAGATCCTGGGGGAGGAAAGTCCGCTCAGGATTCACTGAATTCGGGAGGGAATGGGGACTCCCTCTGAGTCGATCGCAATCCGCCTCAGACAATTGGGAGCTCGAGGGATTCGACGGGGGGATGCTGACCGCGGGGATCGGGGGTCCTCTGACCGGAAAAGGTCTGGACCTGCTGATCGTCGATGATAGCCTCAAGAATGCAGAAGAAGCTCTTTCCCCGACGATCCGGGACAGTCACTGGGACTGGTATCAGTCGACAGCATCCACGCGAATCGAACCTGGGGGACTGACGATCTTCATTCAGACTCGATGGCATGAGGACGACCTCCCCGGACGTGTCTGGAGAGCTTCGCAGAGTGGGGACGGAGAGCCTGTCCTTCGTCTTCGGATGCCCGCGATTGCGGAGGAAGACGACTGGCTCGGACGGAAGAAGGGAGAAGCCCTCTGGCCTGAGAGATGGCCAATCGAGGAGCTCCGCAAGCGGGAGATGTCACTGGATCGCTACTGGTGGGAAGCCCTCTATCAGCAGGCCCCCGGAAGACATGGGTCTTCTGAATGGCCAGACGACTACTTCAAGGAGCATATCTGGGAGACAACGATCCCGGAACGCTACGACATGGGAGCAATCGGAGTCGACCCCTCCAAAGGGAAGGAAGGGCGCCGGGGGGATTATTCCGCGATTGTCTTCGCTGGATTGAAGGAGGGGAAGATCTTCATCGACTCGAGTATCAGTCGACGACCAACGGAGGCGATCGTCTCGGAGGGGATCGACTTCGCTCTTCGACACGCGGAGAGCCTTCATGCTTTCGCGATTGAGACCAACCAATTCCAGGAGTTGCTAGTCGGAGAATTCGAGAGGCAGATTGAGGACCGAGGCCTGCATCCTCTCCCGATCTACACGATTAACAATACAGTGAACAAGAAGCTTCGGATCAGTCGTCTCGGTCCCTATTTCGCGAGGAAGAAGCTCCACTTCCTCGATACTCCCTCAAATCGTCTGCTGATTGATCAATGTGAGACTTTCAGCATGAAAGAAGTCCGAGGAGTACACGACGACGGACCCGATGCTCTCGAGATGGCCCTTCGAACACTCATTGAGCTCCAGGGAGGAGTCGTCCGAGATGATGTCTCCCTCGGAGTCGCTCAGGAAAGCGCAGCATGAACATTGATCACGTAATGATGACGGTCGCAGAGGCTTCGGGGGCTCTGGCCTCCCAGCTCAAGTCTCACGTCGAGGGATGTCGCATCGCGGACCCGCTCGAGCCTTATCTGGGAGAGAATGGGCTGCTCTGGGATCCGATTGGGTCCACAACCCATGACCTCCTTCATGAGACTTGCGCTCCTTATGTCAACGAGGGAGGTCTGAAGCAGATTCGACAGGTCGCGAGGCATTTTGCGAAGACCAATCCCTTCGCAATCAACGCCCATAGAAATCGGATCTCCTACGTGATTGGCTGGGGATACACCTATTCCGCGGTTGATCGCTATCCGGATTCCGCGAGTGAAGAGCAACGAGCGAGAGTCCAGCAGGTAGTCGACGAATTCCTCCGACTGAATCGATGGAGATGGAGGCAGGCTCAGAATCTGCTCAGGCGAGATCGAGACGGGGAAGCGATCCTCCGCAAATTCCCTGTTGAAGATGGGATTTTGCGGATCCGATGGGTCGCCCCCTCTGCGATGTTCACTCCCCCGGAGCGAGCCAACAGGGAGAACATCCGATTCGGGATCGAGCTCGATCCAGAGGACGAAGAGACTGTCCTCGCGTACTATGTCCAAGGGAAAGAGGTCGAGCCCGAAGAGATCCAGCACCGGAAGAGGACGGACGACCCCCGAGGAGCCCCGATCACCTGGCCAGTCCGGAGGAATCTGGTCTCAGCGATGAAGATCCTCCGCAACGGATCGACTGTCACTGAGATCCAGACCGCAATTGGGATGATCCGGAAATTCGTCAACGCAACGCAGGGGACCGTTCAGGCCTGGGCTGCTTCTCAGAATCAGAAGTCGAAGAAGACTGAAGACGTCCCTGCAGACTCCGACTCACTCCATGAGAAATTCCAGCCCGGGACGATCCTCAACACCAACGGGCAAACTGAGTACGACTTCCCCGCGATGGGAGTTGACCCCTCGAAGTATATCTCCGCTCTCCAGGCAGAGCTCAGGGCTTGCGCTGTTTGCTGGGTCATGCCTGAGTTTATGCTGACTGCGAAGGCTGATGAAGTGAATCTCGCGACAGCTCTCGCCGCGGAGAGCCCTGCGACCCGGAACTTCCTCAATCTCCAACTCGATGAGCAGGAGGCAGATGAGGAGCTCTTTGAGGATGTCCTCCGCCACGCGGAAGAGTCCGGGAGGCTGAAGCCAGGAGACTCAGAGCTGGTCCGGGTCGCTGCGATCGCTCCCCCTCTGGAGGTCAGAGACCCCGTTGCGGACGCGACTCGACGTCAGATGGACATGGCTGCGGGGATCCTGTCTCCTCAGACTGCTTCCGCGGAAGCGGGATACAAATACGAGGAAGAGCAGGCCAATCTGGAGACGCATCGAGAACGCTCGGGGGGAGTCCCCTCGGGAGGTCGGCCAACGGACTTTTTGAGACATGGAGGGGATTGAGATGGGACTGGGGACTTTTGCGGACTGGATTCAGCTCGGAGCATTCGGAGTCGTTTCCATCGCTTTCCTTTGGGGGCTGATGAAGGGATTCCCCAGGATTCTGGACAAATACACAGAGGCTCTGACTATCTTTGCCCGCAGCCTGACCGAGGAGAGGGCTTCTCGCGAGATGATGCAGGATAAACACGTCGAATCTCTCAAAGGGATCCAACAGGAGCACTCCTCCCTGGTCCGCGAGATGAGTGATGAATGCCACCGGGTCCACCGGGAATCACACATCATCCTGGAGAGGACTCGAGAGGCCTTGATCCGGACGGAGACTGCTCTCGAGCGGAGCGAAAGTCTCGAAGGATGATTGATCTCAATCAGAAGCTTGCAGCCAGATTCGAGCATCTGCAAATCGAGAGGATTCTCCGGTCGGAAGTGATTGCCGATCTTCTTGGGAATGAGGTCGACCGAGTCGTCGATGAGGTCCTCCAGATCGTTCAGCGAAAGCGGGATTCCGCTACTCGCTCAGCAGATATCTCTGACGCCTTGAAGAAGATCCCTGAGAGGCTGATCGAGATCTTCGAGAAATCGACGTCCCTCCTGGGACTCTGGTCCTACGAGGAAGCGGCGAAAGTCCTTGCAAAGACCCTGCCTCGGGTCTACTTCCGGAAGATTCAACCCTCTGCGGTCCTGGTCGGAGAAGATCAGGATCCGGATGAGGTCTTCCAGTACGATGACGAATTCGGTCCCATCTCAGGTCGCCGATTGACAGATCCAGAATGGGAAGAATGGGTCGCGAGGAATGTCTTCCCCGCTCCCCCAGCCTCAAAGGTCCGGGAGATTCTGGAGCGACCAACTCTGGGAGTCACTTACCAGAAGAGGATCGAGAATCTCTCCCGCCTGGTGGATCCCGAAAAAGTCGCCGGGGAGCTGGTGGACGGATTCGCAGCCGGGAAGAATGTCGACCAATTGACGAAGCAGATCCTCCCCCAGGTGACTGGGAATGTCCGCTCCTCCGCCAGGAGAATTGCAAGGACTGAATCTCTCCGAGTCGCAAACGAGATGCAGAGAGAGTCCTATGAGGACCTTGGAGATCTGATGATTGGGACTCAGATCCTCGCGACTCTGGACCAGAACACTCGACCCCACCATGCTTTGAGGAATGGTCGGATTCACTATCGAGACGGAAGGCAACCCGGGGAAGATACGCTCCCGGTCCTCCCAGACGAGCCAAATTGTCGTTGCTTTGATATCCCTGTCATGAGCCCCCCAGAAGAGATCGAGGACGATCCTGAGCTTGCAGCAGAATTCCGCAACGCAGGGAAAGAAGCGATCCCAGACCCTCAGGAATATGCTCACTGGTTCCAGTCTGCTGATGAGGGACGGAGGAAGATCGCAGTTGGTCCTCAGAGGTATAACCTGATGAAGAAGAAGCTCGGCAACTTCCGGGAGCCTGAATGGACAGACTTCATCGATGGGGACGGAAAGCTCCTGACGACGAAGCAGATCTCCCGAGAGACTGAGAAGGACGCTCTCCTCAGGAAAGGACTCCTCTCTCGGAAGATCGAGGCTCGGAAGCAGATGATCCAGCAGATCTCAGCGACAGGCTTCGAGGACCCGGATCTTCGACGGACAAAGCGAGTTCTCAAGCTCCAGGACCCAGCGGAAGAGATCTCTCATCCGATCACTCAGGAGCGGATTGAGCGGGTCCGTCAGGTCATGGGGGCGAATAAGAAACAGGCCAAAGCGATACGGAAGAAGGTCATCGAGGCGGGACGTCTGAAGCCCTCAGAGAAGAAATTCGACCGGGTCCGATATCAGAAACTGGCAGAGCGGGTCTCCATCCTGGACGCAAAGCGAGCGAACGGAGGGACCTTGACCTCCGCAGAGAAAAAAGAGCTCGACGCAAAGTGGATCCGAATCAAGGCGGAAGTCCTCAAGGCTCGCAGAGAGCGGGAGCTCCAGCGGGAGAGGGTCCTCCCCCTGCTCCGGGTCAAGGACCCCATCCGGATCGAAGGGGCTCCTGCGAAGAAGGCCTTCCCCGGAGTCCGATCCTCCTGGGAGGAAGGCCGGAACTTCGTGGAATCCATCACGTCCCGGAAGCATGCAGCAAGCGGGAGGCATGGAGACGGGAAGGGGAAGCTCTTCCTCGCGATCGCCCAGCTTCCCGAGAAGGAAGGACTCCGGAGCTTCTATTCCACTCGCCGAAAGATCCTCATGATCGCAGAAGGGAGCAGTCCCTCCGTTGTTGCTCATGAGATTGGTCACTCGCTCGAGGAATATGGGGAAGTCCATGAGCTGGTCTCAGGATTCCTCCAGCATCGCACCAAAGGAGAGGCTCTTCAAGTCCTGAATGATGTCCTTGGGACAGATCGATATAAAGACTGGGAGCTCGGGAGGGAGGACAAATTCGCGAGAGCCTTCCTTGGGAGACTTCTTGGGCTGAATAAGGCCCAGGCTAAGGGGAGGGCCTTCTATACAGGAAAGAGATATGAGGGGGCCTCAGAAGTCCTGTCAATGGGTCTTGAGCTGCTCTACGATGATCCGGTGGGCTTCGCTCAGCGAGACCCGGAATTCTTCGACTTTGTTGTCGGTCTGTTGCGAGGAGATCTCCTCCCATGAAGCTCCTCAGATTCACCTATGATGGCACGATCTGCGAGATGGATCATCTGGGGAACTGGACTTTGATCATTGGGGATCCCTACGTCCGGTCTGCTCTGGACTTCCAGATCACTCGATTCGAATTGCAGCCCGGATCCCCCTCAGGGAATTTCGCGAAAGAGGTCCAGGAGATCCACAAATCGACGGGGATCATGAGATCGGGGGTCTTCGAGGAGCTTAATACTCTGGACATCCCAGAGGATGAGTCTGGAGCTCTTTTCTGACTGGTCTTGACAACCGCTCCCAGATCACTACCGTTTCAGAATCATCGCTGCCAAAAAGGCCCAAAAAGCCCGGCAGGAAGACCCATAATCAAGGACTTCCTGCCGGGCTTTTTCCGTGACACAAGAAAACATCTCCGAGCAAATTGTCGAAGCTTTCTCCGAGGGCCTGAAGCCTGACGTCGAGAAGAGCATCATCCCCGGAGTCAAGCTCATCGGGTTCGAGTCTCGGAACAACCGCACTTATACCCCGGAAGCGCTGCGGGCCGCGGTCCCCCACTATGAGGGAGTGAAGGTCAACATTGACCATCCCCAAAAGCCTTCCGATCCCCGATCGGTTCATGATCGGATTGGAGTGATCCGGTCCGCTCGCTTTGTCGAAGGCTCTGGAATTTACGGAGACTTCCACTTCAACCCGAAACACTCCGCCGCGGATCAAATCGTCTGGGATGCAGAGCACAATCCCGCCGCTCTCGGATTCTCACACAACGCGAATCTTCACGTCTCCAGGAAGAACGGGAAGCAGATCGTTGAAGCGATCGCAGGGGTCCGCTCTGCAGATCTCGTCGCAGATCCTGCAACAACGAGCGGATTCTTCGAAGGAGTCATCGACGAAAAGATCGAGGGCGATGAAGAGAAGAAAGCCCTCCGGAAGATCGTCGACGCTGCTCGAGATCTGATCTACGAAGCCACTTGGGACGAGAGTCTCACCGTTGACCAGGCGAAAGCCTCCATCCTGACGATTGCGACGGATCTCGTCGCAGAGCTCAACGCATTTTCACCCGAGAGCTCCGATGAGGAGCCTGGAGAAGAATCAGACATGAAATTCGAAGACCTGACCCTCGAAGACATTCGAACCAATCGACCGGACTTGCTGACTGCTCTTGAGCAGGAAGGGAATCAGACCAGCGAGAAGGAGGAGCTCGAAGCTCTGCGGGCTGAAAAGAAAGCTCGAGAATTCGAAGACGCAATTCTCGCAGAGCTCGAAGAGCTCAAAGTCCCTGCGGATCTGGTGACTGAGCCTTTCAAGAAGGCTCTCTTCGCAATGGAGGCCAAAGAAGACAGGACCTCCTTCATCCAGGACCGTCTCGAGACTGCGAAGCCCGCAAGAGGTTCCGCGGTCAAGCCTGTCACTGCTACGGAGTCGACGGGGGGCTCAGGCCTGACCGTTGAGAACTTCGTCCAGAAACTCCGCCGCCGATAATCTGCTGAGAGGATGTCCCTCCCAGCTTCCTGCTGACAACCTCCCCCTTTTGGGATTGAGAAAATGATTTTGAATGGAAAAGAATTGGCTCTTCTGGCTGAGACAGAAGGCCGAACTGTTGTGATGGAATGTCTGGAGCAAGCTCTGGAGCGAGGCCGCAACGGGGAACCCGGGGGGCTGAAGTCGGACGACTTCTCGATCCGAGATCTCTTTGAGCACCTGGTCCCGGATGGACGCGAAGCCCTCCGATATATGGATCCACGCTACGGGACAACCCCTGCGATGGAAGCCGATGTTGACACAACTTTGTTTTCGAATATCACGGGGCAGATCATCTACAGTCGCATCATGGAGGGCTACAACAACCCCTCTAATGTGTTCACATCCCTGATTCCCACCATCCCGACCAACTTCCTCGATGGGGAGAAGATCCCAGGACTTGGGCATCTGGGAGACCAGGCTGAGACCGTCAATGAGGGGGCTCAGTATCCCCGAGACACTTTCGGAGAGGACTACGTCGAGACACCTGCCACCATCAAGAAGGGGAACATCGTCAGTCTGACTCGAGAGGCAGTCTTCGCAGACCGGACAGGACTGATCCTCCGTAGAGCTGCTGCCATTGGGGAATGGCTGGGAGTCAACAAAGAGAAACGTCTTTGCGATCTCGCGATCGGAGCGACCAACAACTACAAGCGGAAGGGGGTCTCTTCGGACACCTATCAGACCTCTACTCCGTGGATCAATGATCACTCGAACCCCTTGGTCGATTGGAGTGACATTGAGAACGCAGAGCTTCTCTTCGCTGCGATGGTCGACCCAGACACGTCTGAGCCCATCATGATCGGGGCAATGGATCTGGTGACCACTTCCTTCAAGTACCGAACCGCTCAGCGGATCGTCAACGCGACGGAGATCCGACACTCTGCGAACAGTATCGAGACGCTGAGCTCGAACCCTGTCCAGGGGGCCTACGGTGTCCACCGATCTCAGATCATGTACCAGCGATTGCAGAGCGAGCTCTCTGTCTCTGCGAGCAACTCGAAGGAATACTCGATCCTGGCCGACTTCAAGAAGGCCTTCGCCTATATGGAAGTCTTCCCTCTGACGACGACTCAGGCCCCTCAGAATTCCTATCTGAGTTTCGAGCGGGACATCGTGGCAGAATTCAAGGCTTCCGAGCGGGGAGTCGCTGCCGTGATCAATCCTCGCTATGCCGTCCGCAACAAGAACTAGTTTCAGGGGATCCCCCCAGGCCTTTTCTGATCATTCCGGACCCCTCAAGGATCAACCAATATGAACGCTCAGGACCTCTCTCAGATCACTGTCACTCTCGATGCAGCCTATGCAAAGGGGACAATGATCGCTTTAACTGGTGGAGTTTATACTGCTGCGACCGCAGCCACTCCAGGTCACGAATTGATTGGACCTCTCTTAGCCACAACGACTGCGGCAGGACCAGGAACGGTCAAGCTGTTGAACACCGGAGGGACGATCGAATTCCTCGCAGGGGAAGCGATCAACACACTGGAATGTTCTCTGACCGTGGGAGCGAATGGCGAAGTCTTCAAGGACGGAGCTGGGGAAGTGGTCGGAATTCCTCTGGAGACAGTCGCAGACGGAGCGATGGTCACCGCAGCCCCTCGGGTTCCTGCTGGACTGCTGCCAGTCGCTGCCGTCACTGCTGCGGGGAGTGTGATTGGAGACGCTGCTGCCTTGAGTCGGGGCTTCAATGTCGTGACAGGAGCAGATGGAACGAAGGGAGTTCAACTTCCCGTTGCGACAGTCGGGACCCAGGTCATCATCAAGGGAGTGACTGCAGGGGTCCTCAAGGTCTATCCTCAGTCTGGGGGAGTGATCAACGCACTCTCTGCGAGCGCTGCAATGAGCCTGGCCTCGGGAGCAATCCCTGCGATCTTCATCGCGAGCGCTGCGGGCCAGTGGTACACGATCCCACTCGTCCCAAGCTAAGCAACTGAGATGATGAGAATGGGGAGGGCTTCGTCCCTCCTCTCTTTTCCCCTTTCACTCCTTTCCTGAGCCCTGATCCATGCCCGCAGAACCAACGGAACCAACAGAACCAACGGAAAAGCCTGCTCCCACGAAGAAGGCCGCTCCCGCGAAGAAGGCCGCTCCTGCGAAAGAGCTTTCGGTCTTCTGCCCTGCTTTGGGAGGTCTCCCGTTCCAGACGACCGAGACAGATCCAGAAAAGGCAAAGGAAGCCTTCCGGAAAGCCTGCAAAGGCCTGTCTGAAGATGCTGAACTGAAAGTGGAATGACAACTGACGTCACTCGATACAAGACGATCAAGGCCCAGACTCTGGCCCTGATTGCAGAAATCACTCTGACCCCCAAGCCGACTTATTCGGTCGGGGGTCAGTCCTTTAGCTGGCAGCAGTACCTGGACCAACTCCAGTCGACCGTCGATTGGTGCAGCCAGCGATTGGTGGAAGAAGATCCTCAATCTGGTCAAGATCGATTCTTTGAGGTTCAATCTCGGGGCTCCTCCTGATGGTCATGGATCTTTCAACAGATCTTGCCCTCATTGATGGGGGCGAATCGGGGCAATTGACCCGCAGGGAAGGGGGTGATCCTGTCTCTCTGCCGTTCCTGTTTCGTCGATCTCTCACGTCTCGAGAAGTCGCAGCGAGTCAGGGGCAATACAAGCTGACGGACGTCCCAATCCACTTCACGACGACCGAAGCCAACAAGGCCCGAGTCGGAGATACGATCACGGTCGGAGGGACTTCCTTCGTCGTTCTCTCTGGGGCTTTTGAGAGACTCACCAAAAGTCAGCGAGCTGTCTGTCGAGATCTGTCTCTGGGATTGATGTCCACAACAATCAAGGTCGAAGTCGCAGCCTTCACGACCGAGGGGAGCGGGTTCCAGTCTCGAAGCTGGTCTGACGAGGCAACCGGGATCCCCGCTCATATCCAGAGGCTCCAGAAGGAAGACACTCGAAACAACAAGAAGCAGGAGCTTGAGGCCTCCTTCGAGATTTATCTGGAGACTGCTCGCGAGATCACAACTGGGAAGCGAATCGTCGATGAGACGACCAATCAGGTCTATCGAGTCCTGGGGACTTCCAATGAGGGAAGCCTTGCGGAGATGTTCACCATCCTGGTGGAGGAATGGTGATCATGAGTGTACGGATCAAGAGCAATCTCGGGGGGTTCGATCGACTGCTCCAGACTCGAGCCGAAAGAGGCCTCAAGCGGGGGGTTCAATTCTATCACTCCCAACTGAAACTCGTTGTCAATACTGCGGGACCGTCTCCTCGACGACTGAAGAAGAAATCGAAAAAGCCAAAGAAGAAAAAGGGGATTGTCTCTCGAGCTCTTTCCGCGGTCCGGAAAGCAGTGAAGAAGAGGGTCAACTCCTACGCAAAGAAGCTCGGACTCTCCAAACCCACTCAGAAAACCCCTCGAGCTCCGAAGATTCAAAACAGAGCTTCGCTCCCAGGAGAACCTCCCCGCAAGAGAACGGGCTTCGGCCAGAGGGGGATCGTCCGAGAGTTTGATGGTCTGACCGCGCGAGTGGGAGTCACTGCGAACGCAATCTATATGTACTACCTCGAGCTTGGGACGTCTCGCATCGCGAAACGTCCCTGGATCATCTCCACTCTGAAAAAACATCGGACCCTCATTGGGAAACTCATGGCGACAGGGGGACGGGCATGATCGAAGAAGTCTTCAAAACCTGGTGGGCAGAACGCTCCAACCTGACCGACGTCCTCGCTCCAGAGAAACTGGTCCTCGTCACTGAACAGGATGAGGAGGCCCCTCTGCCCTTCGTGACTTTCGAAGTCTCCGACTCTCCAGGACTGCGAACCTCTTCCGGAGAATCTCGATCTGCCGTGATGACTTTCGAGATCCACGCGGAAGACTGGCCTTCTGCTCGAGTGATCAAGAACGCATTCGAGGCGGAGCTCAGAACTTCCAAAGGGGAATGGATCGGAGACAGTCTCAAGGTCTCGAACATCCGAATCGAAGATTCTAATTATGAGCAGGAGTCGAATCTTGTCTGGCTCTGGTCTCTTACTCTGACAATGAAAGCAGGATGAAATGGCTCATCTCTCAGGCTCATCAGGTTCCGTACAATATGGCGGGGCAGATACGGACCTCGCAAACGTCTCACAGTGGAGCATCGCCCCCGCGATCACTTCGGCCCAGCGCGCGACCAGCTCGACGGGAGGATGGAAGGGGACCGTTGTTGGGACTCGGTCTGCTGGGGGCAAGATCACGGTCATCCAGCAGGATGGACAGTCAAATCCGGATCCCATCATCCTCGGGGGATCCTATGCTGCGAAGCTCCACATCGACGACAGTGGATCTAATTACTACTCGGGGACCATCGTCATCACTGGTATGGGGGAATTGACCGTCGACATTGATGAGGGCGGAGAGGTCTCTCAGGAATACAACTATATGTTCAACGGAGCTGTGACCTCTAACGGGAATGTCCCTGCTCTGTCTGCGTAATCTCTCCCGCAGATCTCCTCGCTTGATCGGAACCCCTTTCAATGTCTGAAGGCCTCTCTAATGTCGTTTCCCGAAAGCAGATCTACAAGGAGATCTGCGGGACTTCGTTCACCCTACAGACGGGGGTTCTCCACGATCACGCCGAAAAGGAGCAGTATATTCTCAGCCTGGGCTCAAGTCCCATTGAGGCAATTCTGAATCTCCCATCGACGGTCCCTGCGAGGATCAGGAAGTCTCTGGAGGAGACGGCGATCCAGCAGGCATCGAAGCCCCGATTCGTGACTCTGGCCGATGAGACAGACTTCGACAATTCTCTTCACGGGATCGCGTACTGGCTTTGGCGAGCTCTGCGGGATTCGTCTCCCTTCTTTGGAGCTCCGAAGGATGGGCTTGAGATTCGGTACAAAACTCCCAATGGGGGAAAGCAATTCACATTGACCCCTGGGGAAGGAGTCCAGAGGGCTCTCGATCTGATCGAGGCCTTCGGGAGTCATCGACTCTCAGAGCTCACCACAATCCGGGATGAAGTGGAGATGGAGGCAGAGCTGGGAAACTCATCTGGCTCGGAGACGAGCCAGACGACACAAAACCAAGGAGACGATTCCCCTGGGCTCAAGTCCTCCGAATCCTGACGGAGAAATATCACTACACACCGGACCAAGTCGGAGAATTGACCCCCTACCAAGCTTTCATCCTTTGCGGGGCTTATTGCCCTGAGGATGGGCGCCTCCGTCTGAACGAAGACCAGGCCAAATCCTGGGCCAGAAGACAGAAGAGAACATCCCGTGGCGTTTGAACTCGCAGAAGCCTACGTCCAATTCACCCAGCGAGGCCTCAAAGAGGTCCAGGGGCTCGCGACCCGTCTCGATGGGGACTTCCTCGAAGCCGCGAGACAGGCTCAGGGGCTCGATCGCAACCTCGACGGGATCGACTCCCGAGAGCTCCAGAGTGTGACCAAGGAAGCCCAACGGGCTGGAGGAAGCCTCCGCGGAGCTTCCGGAATGGCGGGGAAATTCCTTGGAGCTCTGGGAGGACTTGGAGTTGTTGCAGGGGCAGGGGCAATCCTCAAAATGGGAGCAGACGCAGAGGTCACTGAGACAAAACTGCGAGTCCTGCTGGGAAGTACGGAAGCAGCGAAGAATCTCCTTGGAGAGATCAACGAATTCGCAGCAGCGACTCCCTTCGAGCAGCTCGAGATCGCAGACGCTGCTCAACAGCTAGTCGCCTTTGGAGTCCCTGCCGATCAGACGATTGATCGCCTGAAGTCAATTGGGGACATCGCAGCTCTGACGGGGACTCCAATCGGGGAACTCTCAGAGCTCTATGGAAAGGCTCAAGTTGCGGGGACCCTCTACGCAGAGGATCTCAATCAGTTGATGGGTCGAGGAATCCCCATTGTTCAGGCGCTCGCGTCTGAGTTTGGAGTCTCGGAGTCCGAGATCAAGAAGCTCGCGAGCGAGGGACAGATCACAGCAGATCACCTGACCGCAGCCTTCGAGCAGATGACCAGCGAAGGCGGGAAATTCTCTGGAGGAATGGCCCAGCTCTCGGAGACGACATCTGGGAAGCTCTCCACATTGACAGGCAACGCAAAGACGGCCTTCGCTGAGATGGGCCTCGCGTTTCTCCCTGCTGTGAATCCAATCCTCGAGGGAGTGACAGAGCTTGTCGGGGCTTTCTCGGAGTCCTTTGGTCCTGCGATTGCGGAAACAGGGGAGCTTGTCGGGTTTGCTGCTCGGAATATGGGGCCAATCTGGGGGATCGCGATGGAGAATATCTCCCTCGCTGCGCAAAACGGATGGGAGAGAATCAAGACTTTTGGCCTCAATGTCGTCGAGATGGGGAGCTGGATGGCGGAGAACTGGGTCGGAATTCTCACGGACATGGCAAACGCTCAAATGACAATCCTCTCCAACATTGGAGCGAACCTCTCAGACTTTCTCGCCGCAGTGAAGTCCTGGCTTGCCGGGGATGGGTTCAACTTCGAATTTACAGGATTGCTCGATGGGTTTGAGGCCGTGACAACCGAAGGCCCCAAGCTGACCGAGGCTGCGATCAAGAAGACTTCTCCACTCATCGAAGCCTACGAGCAAGAGATCGCAGAGAACGAAGCGAAGCGACTCCAGAAGCAGGAAGAGCGGAGCAAAAAAGCAACAGAGAAAAAGGCAGAGCAGACCAAGAGTTTCGCAGAAGTCGCCAAAGAACAAGTGAAGGAAGTCGCGAAGACGACCGACGAGGCGACCAAAGACTCGGAACGAGTGAAGCGGGAAGAGGATGAGAAGACTCGTCAGGCGCAGATCAGTACCGCAGATTCCATCTTCGGGAAGCTCCGCTCCACTCTGGGGGCATCAAATGGGATCACTTCTGCTGCTGCTGCGAGCCAAATCGACTCCAAAGGAAACGGAACAGCAAAGACAGACCAGATCCTTGCGGGATCCGCTCTGACTGAGAAGGAGATCCTCCGCGAGATGCAGAATCAGACGGAAGTCATCTCGAACCTTTCCCTCTCTCCGGTATTGGCTTAATCAATGGCATTCCCTCCCTTCGTCGAGCATGAGAAGTCCCCTGTTGAGTCTGGAAACCGAGAAGGGTCCTTCGACTTCAAGCGGATCTTCGTTGTTGCCTGGGCTGATCGCTTCACGTTCTTAACTGAGATGTTCACTGGAGGCCTCTACGGTCTTCCTCGAGTGTACTCAACGTACTGGGCCAACCTCCGAGCTCACTCCTTCTCCATTGAGCGAGCGGTCAACAATCCAATTTCAGTCGCGATCTCGGACCCGGAGACAACAGCTCTGGACCACAATGCAGAATGTCATATCACTGTCACGTATAAACCCCTGGACCCAAGCAATCAGACGGGAGACGGGACCTTCGCGACCTACAAGCAGAGCCAGGGGGTCGAATTCGTCGACTTTCCCGGCCGCGCGATGAAATGGGAGACAACCGGGAAGCTTCTCCCTCCTGATGTCTCCCCAGTCCTTCCCATCCTGACGACTCGGCACGAGGTCACCTACAACCAGGTGACTTCTCCCCCTTGGTCTGCGATCAGCTCACTGAAGGGGAAGCTCCACTCTGGAGGCTTCGCGATCCCGGTGACTGGACAGGTCATCCCCGCAGGAAACCTCCTTTTCCAGGATTCAAGCTCCGAACAGACTCTGGCCTATGACGGGACGCTTTCCACCAAATTGACCTACACTTTCGTCGAAAAGTCTCAGACGGGCCTCGGAGGTTCGAGCTATGGCTGGAATCATCACTGGAATCCAGACTCCAACTCCTACGATCGCCCTGTCAGTGATGGGGGCGAACCGCTCTTCGCTTCGGGAGACCTGACGGCACTCTTCGCATGACAGACTCATCGAATCAGACTCCCCTACCCTCCTTCGCTCCAGGGCAGGTCCTCAAAGCTCAGGACCTGCAATCTCTTGCAGTCGCAGTCGCCGGGATGCTGCGGAGGTACAAAGGCTTCGGGACGGGTCAACCTCTGGATCGGGTCGGAGTCCTCAAGGCTCAACTCGGTCCGGCCTCCGATACCCACTCTGGATCCTGCCCAACTGCAAAAGTCGACCGGATCCGCAAGCTTGCGGATGGGTCGAGCGAGAAGACTGGAGAGGAAGATGATGTCGTCAATCGATGGGAGCATCTGGAGACCCTCGAAGCAGGGACTCGGGTCCATTACGGATGGATCGACGGGGAATGGGAGCTTAAGGGAGCGGACTGTGACATCCTGAGCAGCGAGGCCTGAGCATGATTGGGAGATGTTGTCTTTGCAAGAAGGACCCCATCATCACGTATCCTGGAGGGGAGATCTTCACACTCGCAGACCTCCAGACCGCTCCGGGATGGACAAGGGTCTATCGATCGGAAAGCAACCGAAGGACGCTCTTCCCTTCTTTCGGATTCGCGAATCAATACACGGTCCAGAGTGGAGACACCTACGCTCCTCCTTTTCGCTTCTCGACGACTCCGGACCTCTCGAATCCATCCAACTCCTACTCGAATATAATGTATAACCCGCGAATCGCGCAGGGTGTTCAGGTCGGTCTTCTCTCCAGGTCAAACTCGATGAGGCCTCAGAACCTCCTGAGCATTTCCATTGGACCCCCAACGATTGGAGTCAAGAATTCGGTCCTCAACACCACTCAACACAAATATCGAGTATTCCTGGGAGGAGAAGACATCACCAACTATGCGGATGGAGAAGACGCTGCTCTGGCGACTCGAATCGCGCGCGATGTTGGGCTGGACTTCACTCTTCCAGAGTCCTATCAGTACGATCGCCAGGAGCTCGAGGTCGAGATTGAATGGAATGTCTCGGAGAACAATCCTGGAGACGTCCTGACTCAATGCTGCTTCGGGCATTTCACCCGAGTGAGTTACTTCCACATCTCCTATGAGTGGTCTCCAATCAAATCTCTTTGGAGGCGAGGGGATGGGAATTGGTTCGACCCCAACGTGACACCCCTGGGATATCATGAGCCCGCGAACCTACTCATCACCAGCCAAACGGAAGTCCCCCCAGAAGTCGTCAACAACCCAGACGAGAACCCAGGGACCGCAATGGGGATCCCTTGGGAGACTGCTATCATCGGAAGTGGGAGAATTTACGCGAATCTCTACGAAGCGCAGACTCATGCTCTCCAGAGGCATCTCGCAGTCGGGAGATTCTACGCAACGGGATTCTGGCCAGAGGGGTCAGACTATATTGACTTCGAAGCCCCTTGGTACTCAGACGAAGTAATCACCGAATCTGCAGGGACACTCCCAACGATTGGGGAATGGAAGCCTAATCAGGCCCAGATCTTCAAGCAGGTTCACCGCACCGACCCCAGTTATGAATACAACCCTGGAATCTCGGGCCTGGATCTCCCCTATGCTCCAGTCGGGTCTCGATACGAATTCCCCGGAGATGGGAGGACGATCGCAGTTGAGCCAATGTCAGAAGGCCATGAGGTCACCGGGGGAGGCTACTATTATCGAGGAAACCAGACCCCATATTCCCCCCTCTATGAATCTGTGAGAGGGGAAGGAGTCCCCGTCTAGTCGATCTCCTCTTCCAGATCTGGGTCGATCGCAGAGCCTGCCCGAAAGACTTTTCTCTTTCCGGCTCCGACTGTCACTGCTTCGATCCGCCCATCTGCGATCGCGATCCGCCTCGCGTCTCGGACCCTCTCGCGGGATCCGCCCAGAGCCTCCTCGATCGCCGTGGCGGAGCAGAGCGGATTCGCGAGCACGAACTCAACCAAGGGGATCGTCAGAGCTTCGACTTCTCGCGATCGAAGCTCCGCTCTCTTCATAAGCTTCCCGTCCTTCCAGTCTTTCTCTGTC